TTGCTAGGTTGAATACTGGTTTGTTTCCGTTTGATAAATCTAAACCTGTCCATGTATAACTCTGTCCGTTTACTGTCCCATCAACATTCGTTGTATTTGGAGCGACTGATCCATTGGTTGTGACTCCCAATCCAGTAACAGAATACTCATAAGAATTACCATGATAATCTGTAGAAGTGATAGTCTCATTGATTGAAGTGGTTGTATTCGTGGTGCTACTGAGAGTTCCTGTAGTGAAATTTGGGACAACTGGCTGTGATTTAACAGGTACAACATATAGCAAAAGCAACAATAAGAGTTTTTTCATAGATCATCTTATAGTTAGCTCCGTTACGAATTGACCTGTAACTGTAGAACCTGCTCCACCTTCATGTAATCCTGTAATTCCATGACCAGATGTAATAGCCCCTGCAAAGCCATCACCAGTTCCATTCGCTGTAGAAATCACGCTACCAAAATTAGGAACTGTTCCAGCCGTAATATTTGAATTGCTACTTGGAATGGTATCAGCAGCAGTATAAGATTCTGATAAAGACCATGTATCTGCACAAGCTGCTGGTGTAGCTCCACAACCATTTATTGAATAATTTCCAGCAGTTAAACTGACAGTATTATTGCTGACAGTAAGTCCTCCAATCTGATCATTAGTATTACTTGTCCCGATATTGCTTCCAGAAGCACTATATGACGCACCAATTCTTGTACCTTGGGTCATAGCCGCATCAACTTTAACGCTAACGCTTGATGTAAATTTACTTGTTATATCAGCATAAGCTGGTGCTGACAGTAAAAACAAGAATGGAAGAAGTTTTTTCATTTTTTTGGATCAACTACTTTAGTACCAATAATTTTTATAGGTGTTTCTATTCTAACTGTTTGATAACCACCCGACTGTTGTGCTAGTAACGCTTCAACTTCTTTCTTGTTTAGTGGTTTTTCATCAGGTTTAAAAGTACCATCACCTCTTTTTTTAGCACCTTCTAAACCAAAACTGGCTAACGCACCTGTCAGCAGAGAAGCAGGAAAAGTTATATCCTTTGGCTCGTTTGTATAACCTGGGATAGAGATGTAGTTTAGGCTGACGATAAAACCGCTCCACCCGACTACAACAAGTCTTACTACAACTGAGATAAAGGCAAGTTGTTCTTCTTTATCCTCAATAGTCTCTTTGAGTTTTTTGAGTGGGCCTTTTTTGACTTCTTCTGTCATAACTAGGATTTATTAGTCATACTAGACATAATTACGGATTTAAGCAAATGACAGAAGTACAGGCAGCTTTATTAGGAGCAGGAGCTACCGCATTTGTTATGGTTTTGTCAAACATGAGTAATCGTAGAGAACGTACTATAATAGATATTTACAACAGATTAAACCAGTTATCGCAAGCGGTTAGCAGATTAGAAGGCCAAAACCGATAATCTTTGGTATGTTTAGGAAAGAACATAAAAAACAATGTCAAAATTTTTAATCGGTTTATTTATTAAATTTGGGAAATCTGAATCATTACGCAAAGCTGCTGTAAGTCTTTTGAAGGATCTTGCTGCTAAGTCTGATAATGATGTTGATGATGCAATTGTAAAAATGATAGAAGAAAAATTATTTCCAGTAAAATGAAAATAAACAAATTTCTCAACATAGACATTGAGCCAGCACCTTTAGAAATGAAGTTAGATGTTGAAATGCGTTGTAGAGAAATTATGGCAAGTGATGATGTTATTGATATAAAAAGGTATTGCACCCATTTAGTAAGACATAAATTAGAACAAGATGTATTCCTTGCTTCGATGTTGGGTCGTTTAGTAGAACTTGAAGCTAATCTTGTTGTAAGTCAGGTAAAAGCAGAAAAGAAAACTAATCCTATAAAAAAGTTTTTTCGTATTCCTTAAGTTCATCATCAGTAAAATCCCGTACCAATAATTTTTGAATCTTATCAATCTCATAATTAAATTTAAGAATTGATGTTCTTATATGTTCAGTAACCCAAGATCCATCCTTACTAACTAATTGTGCTTTTTTTCTGTCATTAATAAAGACATAATGATCTTGCCCTTTTAATTGAACGTCTAATAGGTTTTTTTCTAAGTTTTTACGTCTAATTTCTTTTAGTCTTTGTAGTTTTTTAGAGTCACTCATTGTTTTTTAATTGAATTAAGAATCCTAGAAAGTGCTCTACCTTGTAATCGGTTTTGAATTGCTTTATTCCAGTTTTCTTTATCTTTTTTCAATGCCTCATCATACACTTCTTTATCAATATTGTCTTGTAAAAAATCATAAACTACATCTCTAATCCAAGAAGTAGGTTTTATGTTTAGTTTCGTACGAATGTATTTATCGAATAGTTCTCCTCTGTTTATATCTATAAGAACGTGATAATACTTTTTGTTTCCATGAGGTTTTTTACCAGATTCAGCCATAAATATCTTTTTAACTAATGTTATCACACTATCATTGTATTAACTTTTTGTTTTCCAATCCTTAATTAATCGTTCCAATTCAGCAATTCTTTGTCTTGCAGCTTCGATTCTTTGTTGTGTTGTCATACGTTCAGATTCTAATAATGTTAAATAGTGTTTTCTCTGGGGAGAGTGGCTGAAATTGTCCCATTCTCTATAATCACGCTCCAGTACATTGATTTGGTATGGGACAAGTGGTTGGGACAAGTATAATTGTCTCACGATCCAAAAACAATGGGACAATCTATCTTGTCTCACATAGTTGTCCCACCGAAACTAATTGGTATAACTAAGTTTCTTCCAATGGGACAAGATATGTACCCTCTCCACACGCGAGGATAGCTTTATAAGACTTATTAGATTCTTCATCTTCTATTAGTTCGATAAGACCTTTTTTAATTAATCTTTGGAACGATTTACGAATAGCAGCATCTTTGCCTTCAACCATTGGATCGTGAATCATCTGGTTAATCGTATAAGTTTCTGGATGAATCTTTCTTAGTTTCTGTAGAACTTTATCTTGAACAGTTGTAGGAGATTCACTATCGTTAGAAACTTCTGGAGTGTAATCAGCTATAGAGAATGTAAGGTCATCATTCATCTTCATTACCATCTGAGTTCCCATTCTTCCAGACCTAGATTTTTCAATGGTAATAAATCTACTGGAGCGACCAACCTTATTTACCTGTTCCTGAGTTGGCTTAGATAGTTTCCAAGTTTCATCAACAGCATCTCTGATAGCAGATGTTCCTCTAAATCCACCATTTTTATTAGCGTGATGAATTATAAGAATTGTTGTTTTAGGGAAAAGAACACCATTATTTCTGGTTAGCCAGTATAAAGGTTGAGCAAAATCTGATTTGTTTTCATCAAAAGCTCTACCACCACTACAACCAATAAGAGAGTCGATAACAACCAACTTAGGGGTATGTTCCTGCATTAACTTAATGAACTGAGCGTATCTCTGTAACTGCCAATCAGTTTGGATTTTTACATTGCTAGTAACAGGAAGGTTAACTTCTTCTAATTGTTCTTTTAGCTGAGATAAAGGTTGATCTCCATTAAGTAAAAGAACAGTACCTTTATCTACAGGAACTTTGCTACCCCTAACAAGGAAAGGATCTCCAGTAGCAATATGTTTTGCCATAGTCCAAGCACTCATGGATTTACCATCACCACCAGCACCATAAATAAGAACAACTGAAGGAGTAGGAAGAATGTCAGGTATCAAATATTCTCTCTGAATATCTAAAGCATAAAGGTCAGCTAAATCTAAAATACCTTTTTGACTTTCATATTGAATTTGATCGACAATAAGTTTCTCCAAAGATGACTGATCTCTATAACCAGCTTTCAATGCCAAAGTATTTAGCTTGTAATTCATCTCAGCAGGGTTATCCAACTCAAGAATGTTTTTGGCACGTTTAATGACATCGCCAAAATCAAGAGTAGAAGTTCTAATTTCCTGAACCTGTTTATCTTCAGCTTTACTAACAATCTTTTTATTCTCAGCAGAAAATCTATGTCTTTCGGGATCTTCTCTATCAGCTAACCAGATAAGAGTGCCTAAACCGATCCCACCACTTTTAAACGAATACCAAGCAGTAGTGCAAGGAGTATCGTGATCTCCTGCATCTTCCCATTCTCCTGCAAAGTCAGGATCTTGAGATGACCAGAAAGACCATAATGCCAAACCCATTTCACTAGGAAGAGCAGAATGAATTGCCATTCCAACCCTGACCCAATGTTCTCTACTACCTAAACCCTGATGAGAAATAACGGAAAGACATTCATGGATAATCTGAGCAATCTCATCATCTGTTCTATCGCTAAAATCTAAATCTTTTTTATTTTGAACAGGTTTTGGAGGAGCTTTCATCTCAGCTAACAACCAAGCAGGAGCTACAGGTATATTGAAAAGATCCCCAGTTAATTCATAAAACCCTTCTTCTGAACTATGCCCACCTGGGTAAGCACCATAAATAACACCTTGTCGTCTTCCCCAAAGTATTTCATAATTACCACCATCTTCTTTACGAAGTCCATGACCCTTAACTTCTCCCCATAGAGCTTCTGGAACAGTAAAGATATATTTTGCTGCGTCTTTCTTAGTAGAAGTGATTCTAGGGGCATTTATAAGGGTTTCAGACCATTTTTGCTTTAATACTGCTAAGTCTTTATCAATATCGAGAATAACAATACCTTTTCCTCTAATTCCTGTATAAAGACCAACAGCTTGCAAATCAGGATTTTTGTCTATTGCTAGTTCTAAGTCGTGATTATCAAAATCTCTTTCCCATGATTCTTCCAAAGGATTTTTACCAGTAGCCTTACGGCCTGATTTCATCAACGCATCTTTTTTATATATTGGAGCGTAAACTAGGTTCTCGGGTAGAGCCTTGACGAAATTAATAATTGTCATGTATCATTCTATTAGGGTAAGTGAAACCTCTGAACCTCTGTTTTGTTATTGAACAGATTTCGGAGGTTTTCTTATTTTAGGCTATTTACAAATCAAGGTCAAGCTATTAGAATGAGATTGTGCAAATATATTTTGCCCATTGATTACAAACGCTAACTAACAATTTCTACTTATGAAATTTTCAGCCACTTTTGAAGAAAAAGTCAAAAAAGCAGAAGAGCAGGGGGATCGCCCACTTGTTTCTTCTTATTTAAACCCCTCAAAGGTTGATCCAAAAGAGCCTATTTCTTTCGCATTATTGGAAGAAGATCCCCTAATCTTTTGGAAAATCTACGGAGAATCTGTACACGGAGAAAAAGGTAAATCATTTAGGTTTATCAGCAAACCCTCAGAAGAAGAAGTTCTTACTGAAATGGGTGGTTCTTATACAAGAGGAACTAAATTTCAGAGTACAGATCCAGCCGACCCTAAAGAAACTTATGTTTGGCCTATCTATGATTACAAGAACAAAATGGTTCGTATCTTAGAAGCAGACCAGTATCAGATTCTTAGTAAGATCAGAAAGCTATCTTTAAACAGAAAGTATAAAAATCTTATGGAGTGGGATCTTTCTCTTTCCTTAGATAGAGAAGGAGGTCGTTGGAATTACGACATTCAAATTGAACCTCAAGACGAAGATGACCAAGATGCACTAGAGGCAGCTTGGGAAAAAACTAAGTCAAAAGGTTTCGATTTAACCAAACTACTATCTTACGAAGATCCATTCGGAGGATAATAGAGAAGGGTCATTGCCCATACGGAAAAAAAGAGACTGTCAGATTAACCTCTGGCAGTTTTTTTATGTAAAGATATTGTTGCAAAGACATACTATATATATTAGAATGATGCCATATATACAAAATACCATGACTCAATCCTCTGATCCTTATGCTTTACATAGGATTTCTATTCAAATCACTAAATCACAGTACGAATTATTGAAAGAACATTCCAGACCTGGGACTTCTATTTCTGAACTAATCAGAAGAAGTATTGATGGTTATTTTGCTCCTGTAATGAAAAATAAATTGAGTGTACATTCTTCCAGACCTGAAGTTATTGAACATAAAGAGGAAATAACTATATAAATGCAAAGACTTAGTTTTATAAACCTTCAAAGTTACATTCAAGATAAAGGATTTATAGTTTTAGAGCATTGTTATAAATGCAACAAAGTTAGTTATAGATCCGAAGAAGAAGCAAAAGTTATCGCAGCAGATATGCGAGCAAAAGGAAAAGGTCATTCATATGCTTACGAATGTCCAAAAGGTAACGGATGGCATTTAACTTCACAAAAACCTCGAAGCGATAATGTAATTAAATTTAGAAAAAAAGGCCATTCATATAGGAATAGGAGAAGTTGGTAACATGAGCATATATTTCAGATCATCAATGGGAATTAATTTTCCCAAAACTCCATATTTAGGTCAGGTTCATTATGACTTTGACCTAAAAAGAACTTTTAGATATGAAGAAAAAGATTTTGGAGATTGTATTTTAAAATCGACAATAGATTGGTTTCATTGGGTCGATATAACGGAGAAAAATTTATGACTTCTTCAAAAGAAGAGCTTGAAAGAGTTCGTTTATCAAATAAATGTAGTAACTATGGTGATTCTTTTAATCGTAGAAACTTTTTTAAATTAACTTTTGATTCATATCTTGATATTGTTAAGATTATAAATTCTTTATTTGATTCAAAAAATTATGAATTAGCTTATCAGGTGATGGATCAAGAGATGTTTTGTCTCTGGGATATGTTTCCTGAATGGCAATCTACAAAGAAAGCAGCAGAAATATTTGATGTTTCACAAAAAACCTTAAGAGAATGGAAAATACAAGGCCATATTCGACACAGCATAGAATTAATAGAAGATATTCATTGGAGACTTAAAAAAAATAAACTTGAGTGGTGTATAGCAGCTATTACTACTAAGTCTTATGAAAATAAAAGAAAAGGTTTATTTGTTGAAGAAGAAGATCCAGAATTTAAATGGCCTTATTCTGAAAGAGGTAAAAAAATAAAGCAAAAAATAGATCAAGAAGCTTTAACTAAGGATATAGAAAGATACTTAAAGTTATACGCTTCTTACGCTTTAAAGGATACTTAACAATTTGATATATAAGCATTTTATTGATTTATGTTATTCAAATGATCTTAAATAATATTAAACGAACCTACATTTTTAATAAAAACTAAATTTAAATAAAAAATCAGTTATACGTTGAGTTGTTACAAATCTGGTTGTTGCTATATTGCTTTTGCAGCCATTCAAATAACTATGATTTCTTTAATGAAACATATATTGTTTTATCCAAATACGGATAGCATATTACCTCGATCTTCAACAGAAGATGCTCTTAGGAGAGTAGAAACTTATTTACCAAAAACTAAGTTAGAAAGTTTTGATAATTTAGTTTCAATTTTTTGGGAATTTGTAACTGGAGAAATTCCAGAAGAACACGGATTTAAATATGGACATATATGGGTTGATGCTTTAGTTATATTGGCAATAAGATTTAGACCTTTTTATTTTTACGATGAATAATGACTATCTTGCAATTCAAGCGTAGGCCAGCTAAAGTTAAAAAAAATATATATAGACAAATGGCTCTTGCCTTACCTCAAGATCAGGACAGGCAAAACTTATTAGCAGGATTACGTCATTCATCATTGGTGCGTGATGATTCTGGTCAGCACCGAGTTTATAGAGATGAAGAAGAAAGAGAATATCATTCAGTAACTTCGATATTAAAACATACTGCTCCTGCCGAACAAAAAGCAGCCCTAATGAAATGGACTAAAAAACCAGGGTCAGTAGAGTATAGAGATTTAGCTTGCAGTATTGGTACTGCGGTTCATTCATATTGTGAGAGAACTTTAAAAAGAGCGTCTATACTAGCTATAAATTCAGCAAACAAACGCAATGGTTGGAAAACTTATGAAGATGGTTTGGCACGACCTAGTCAAGCAATCACAACTTGGGCATTACAAAACGCCATACATGGTAAAAATAAAGTCGAGGAACAATGGGCGTGTAGTGAGTACACCCGAAATATACAACCCTTTTTAGAAGATATAAAAGCCATTCATCTTAGTGAATTTAATGTAAACCATTCATCAGGATATGCTGGTCAATGTGACGCTTTAATAGATACAGAAAACCCTGACGGCCATTCAGAACTGACAATAGTAGATTTCAAAACATATGGAAAAGATACAGATAAACCAGAAAAATATTTACAGGATCATTTATTACAGATAGGAGCGTATAACGAGGGATTATATGAAAAAACAGGAGTTAGAGCAAAAAGAGGATTGATATGTATAATAAGGAAGAACGGATTACAACTTCGGTGGGTAACTGCTATGGAGTTGATAGGTTGTGGTGCGTTATTTAAAGAAAAGGTTGCAGAGTTTCAAGAGATGGTAAAGAAAGATCAATTAGTTGCAGCTTGAAGTAAAGTCTTGATAAGTAACCATAACCCATGTTCCTGAACCTGATTGATTCTTTGGAACGATATAAGTAAAGGTATCTTGAGTATGAGGGTAATAAAAAATCTGACCTTCGTAAGGATTATCAGGAAAATTTATACCCCAGTTGTTATTCGGCATCATTAATTCCATGTTGTTTTCTAGCTATACGACTATTAATGGTGTGTGCAAAGATATATGGTTCGTATTTCAAGTCTAGGTCAAGAGACTCTCTGGCATATTGAAATTCATCAATATTACCAGAAAGGAAATCATCATCTAAAGCTCCACGTTTAATTTGGTATTCGTAGTATTTACCTTTAGGCATAATCTTATAGTTTTGAATGTTTACCTTTTTCTATAAACCAATCGTATTTATCTATCATGCCTTTGCAACTTTGGCACATAACTGCTGACCAAGAAAGATGATAGATAGTAGCAACTGAATTACACTCAGGGCATTTTATTAATGCACCTGAGTATCTTTTACACCTAGAGTAACGTGTCATTGGAACGAAATCAGTCATAATGCGTCATGCCATTTTGTACCAAAGCTAGACATCATTTCCTGATCAGTTGGCTCGAAATTAGGATCTAGTCTTACTTTATCTACATATGGAATATCATCCCATTTGAGAGCATCATCACTAAACTTTTTCAATTCAGCAATTACTTCTTCATATTCAAAGTTGCGATTGATAGCATTATCACCAAAAGCAATTTCAAAAACTTCTTCAATAAATTTCTTGTCTTTCATTTTGTAATCTCCATATAAGGTGAGTTGAAGTTGTCATAAAGGTAATAATTATCCTTCCACCAATCGACTATGTAATCAGAATCTAGAGTGATACAAGTCTCATCAAACAGTTCAGGATTTTGAGACATATAATCGTGATACCACTCTGCAAAATCATCATATAAATCAGGATGAACTTTGTAGTGTTTAGCTATTTCAATAGCATGAGTTAAGCAATAATCTTCAAAGGTAATAGATCTTTGGAACGTTTCTTGTTCCTGCATAACTTGATTTGGTAATGGGTTATCTATCATTTGTTATTCTCGATAATGGATTGTACTTTTGAATCAAACCAATCGGAGTCAGTAATAACATCTACTTCATGGTTTACTAAATCAAGAACATAATTCTTTATTAGCTTTGTAAGTTGTAAAGAAAACTCTTCATCAACTCGATTAATAATTGGGTCGGAAGTCATAATTCGCTAGCGAAATTCTCAGTTGAAGTTAATTTTTTTAAGGTAAGTATTGTTAAGTATAGATCCAATTTTCCTGCGTAGCTCATTATCTTTATCAGTTTTTGCTGCATGATAATCACGAATTAAATCTTGATAAATTTCAGTTTTTAATTCAGATTTTTGTTGAAGTAATATTGACTCGATTGGCTCAATGTCATACATTTCTTCAACTCTGGTTATCCATTTGTAAACTGTCTTATCGCTTACGCAATATTCAGCAGCTAATTGACTAGCTATCTTAGTCTTTTTTGTATTGGAACGTAGCATCTCAGCAATGGCCTCAAATGCTTCATCACGGCTATTAGTAATATTCATTGTGCCATCTCCCAGAAAAGACGTTTAGCTCTTCTTGCTGCAATAATTTCAACTTCCCTAGTAGATAGGGAAGGAAATCTTTCTAAAACAGCATCAATCTGTTCATCGAATAGAGATTCTAAAATGTCACTATTAATTGAATGACTCATTTATAAATACCCCACTCCTTCTTCTCCTTCCAATTCATATAACCAAGAAACAGATAAATACTTACCATTGCTATAAGAATCTTCATCTTTACATTCGTATTTGGAACGTAAAGCTTCAACGATTGGTTCAGGTGGACTCCATGCGGTATTAAAAGTTATTTCAAGAAAATCTTCATCCTCTTCAGTAACTTTTACTTCACAAGCACCCCATTTTGTACCCCAATTAGTACATCTCCAATCGTACCAGCGGTCATCTTGTCTACCAGTAGAAGCAAACTTTGAACAGTCAAATTCTTTGTTTGGATCGGGTTGTACTGGTAACTCTCCAATTTCTCCTCTGGGGTCAGAAAAAGCATAAGCCTTTGCATATTCTTTAGTTAATGGAACTGTTGCCCATGTTGGTTCAGGAATTAAAGAATTAAAAGGATTTTCTCCCTCAAATAAGTTTTTAATTTCTTTTATCTTTTTAGAGTCATCTCCTCTAACTCTAAGTCTGTTGTATGTCCAATTAGGCATTAGTTTTTACCTCTTGTGATGAATGATGTAATTTGTTGAATTGAAAAGAATAAATCTTTAATTCCATCTTTTAAAGCAACCATCCCATCTTTCATGGATTTGTTAACTGTTTGTTGGTTCGTTGCAAAGCTAAGACTAGCTTCGGATAACATTTTCATAGAAGTTTCAAGTTTTGAAAGAGTTTTTTGTTGCTCGGATAAAACCTCTAAGATTTTCTTCATATCTCTATCCATTAGAAGGAATCCTCCATTTGTAATTTGACTTGACCAACTGTATTTCCGTTAATATCTCTGAGCTTTGTTTCAAGCTCCCATGAGGTATCTGGATCGACTACAGTTTCAATAGCATTTGCATAGCTTTTTAAAATGCGAGCAATCTCTGATCCCAAATTGGAATCAGAAAAAGCTGCATTATCTGTATTTATTTTGATGTTTAAATTAGTCATATTAAACACCTAATGCAGATAGTTTTATTGGGTCGAAATGAATGTCTCTTTCAATCCCAAGTCCAAAAGGTCTTTTGATAGATTCCAACTCAGGTAAAGAGAAATAACCTAGTTCTTTTTCATGTCCATCTACAAGACCAAAGAAGAGTTTTTCTTCTGGATCGTATTCCGTAACATACCAAGTCCATGAACCGCAGGGATCAAAGAATTTTACATAAGCGATTGCTTCTTTTCCTTTTCCGTCTTGAGCGTATAAAGGGGGTAACTTCTTTTGAAGTTCTTTAGTTAAAAGTTTCATAAGGGTAAGTAACTTATACAGTAATAATAGTATATATATGATGTTATTGTCAATATGTTATGATATATTAATAGTGTTATATATGTCTTATCATGAGTCTAATTAAGTCTTACCTTCTCTCTATTCAAGAAATGGGGTTTGATCCATACAATTTAAAAAATTTACCCTCTGAAGAATGGGATAAACTGATAACCAGAGCTTTGAAATCTGATAAAAAATTATATGAGTTACTTATACTAACAAGATGTAAATTTAGAAAAGAGGGTTAATTAAAACCCTTCTTTTTTGTTTTGTAATATCGAAATACCAATTCAAAAGAATGGAGCATTTCATGTTGAAAGACGCATAGCTGAGTTTCTATTCTCGCTTGCTCATCTAATATATCCTCATATCTCTGCATGAAATTAGCCTTAATAGCTGAAATTTCGCAAAGTTTTGATTGGATCGTTATTAATTCCTGAAATAAATCTTTATCGTTAGAAATTACTCGATTAGATAAATTAGATAATTTTGCTAGATCCTTTTCGGCTTGTACCATTTCAGGATCAGTCGCTTTGTATTTTTTCATTTTTAATATTCCATTTGTAGATAAGTTTCTAATAATTTTTCATTAATTAAAAGATCCTTTCCTTTGTCTTGATTTAAAATTTGTGCAATGTTTGGATCGGCTATAACTTCTCCAACATGAACTTTTTGTTCATCACAAATCTTTTTGTAAGTTTCAAATTTCATAAGTAATTACTCATATCGGGTAAGTTTTTAACAGTAAAATAACCATATTCCCTTGAAAGCCTAGAAACGGTATCACTTGGCTCATAATCGTTATTCTGAAACTCTACAGCTTCAAATCCTCGATCCTCTACAAAATCCACTAATGAATCTTTATCCTTAGTACTTGCGATATGTCCGCAAGCTCCGTAAGGATCAGCAATTAATAAAACATTTAAACCCATTTAAGAAATCCTCCTTAATTCATTCATTGCTTCTTTTCTTTGGGAAATATGCCAAACCCTTAAAACTGGTTCGTTATAAATTCCTTTCATAACCAATAATATTTGATCGGTTATAGTTTGCACTAATTTAAAAGTGCTGTTCTCTTTGATAATCATAATTTTTAAAAAAGAATAAAAAAGGGGAAATTTATTCCCCATATGCTGATTCATGCCAAATTTTAAGCGTTTCTTGAACGTCTAAAGGACAATCAGTCCACGTATTATTTCGAACCATCCAACCAAATTCTAGAATGGTTGGGATGATTTTTTTATTTTCTATGTAGTGCTTAATCATTTTTAAGCTCCATAATTTTCTCATTGATTTCCTCAATGTTTATCTTTGGATCGCTCCAAGAAATATTATCTCCTGTAAAGTTTTTATAATCCCAATTTGCATCAAGATTGCTTCTTAAAGGACTTTGAAGCTTTTCTAAAAAGTCCTTAAAAGTTTTTACAGATTGCATCATCATTAGATCATAATAATATCTATCATTATCTAACCACAATGCAACGTTCCAAGTTTCATAATTTGTCCAACCGTTGTAAGTTGTGTCAGTCATTGAGAATCTCCGAATAAGTTTGTAATCTTTGATTTTGAATTTCCGAAAATGTAGAGAATAATAAACTCCCTACATAAATTGGAAATGACATTGAAAATAAAACTACAATAAGTTTTAATTTATTCATTGTTTGTTAACTCCTTAAATTCTGGATCGTAAATAATTTTTCTTTCTGGTTTTGGGAAAAGATCAAATGTTTCTCCCCAATCGCAACCAGCGAAATAAATTTCAAATTCTTCTTCAGGCATTAGAAAAATATTCTCCTAACGATACGCTGAAAAAGATTTGGTTTTCTAATCTTCAAATATTGTCCTTTGGGTAACGTGTAAACGTTTCCTTTTGGTTCATCAATTCTAAGACTTGAAAACAGAGGTAAGCTAGGTTCGCTAAGAACTTGTACTTTATGAATGTAATTGGGACGAACTTTTGTTAGTAGCTCGCAATATTCCAAAGCGTCTTTCTGATGCTTACGAATGTTTTTTTCGCTTGCATCTTCCCAACCGTTCAAAGCTCCTCTATAGGTCATAACTGCGTAGGTCATGTAATTCTTTGGGTAAGTGAATAAGGATAAAAAGTAAATACCTTTTATCTGTTAAGCTGTTGCAGGGCTTACAAGTGCGGTTAGCGAAGCCAAAAAACCTAGACTATTGTTTAAGGTCTTGTTGTGCTTCTGGTTTGTTCTGAGTACAACAGCTTAAGAGATAAAAGATGTATTTATCAGTCAGGCGGGAAGAGTTCTATGCCGTTCTCTTCTTCTCTCGCTTGCCTCAGTCCGTTTGGTGGTGGTTGCTGTTAGTCTCTTCTTCAGTAAGTTGAGATTTAGGGAGTTCGAGAGGTAACCAGTTTCAAGTCTGGTGTTCCTGCTGTTTGATGAGGTAGCTATTGGCTACAGAAAAAGAAATCTTTATTGATCTCTATGTATTAATTATAGCATAATGGCATCAGAGATGCAACAGAATAACAATATTATTACATCAGAATAACTTATCAATGGGGGGGGTGTAGTATCAAAAAAATTTATACAATATGCTATATCGGGTACCTTAAATATATATCCCAAATCTTTGTTACTAATATATGTGTACTACTGCTGTTCTACTTTTATTGACAGTTGAGGTGCTTGAATATTGACTGTCTCTACAGACTCTCCAATAACTTTGCCTAAAGAATCTAATATTTGTGCTGCTGTCTGTAATTGACCTTTTGAAACTGCTTTATTAAATAATCTCACTCTCATTGCTTGAAGTCTTGGAAGCATATTATCTCTATCTTTTTCCCAATCTTCGTTATTCCACTTCTTAACTCTGTTCCAATCGTTCCAAGCTGAAGTTTCTCCAATGCCTTCAATCTTTGCGTGTTCTAAAACTAGCTGTCTGGTTGTCTTACCATCCAACTGTCTTGAATATAAACGCTGACTTCTAGCCTGGATATGCTCTTGAGTATTAGGAGCAAACTTAGCTCTTCTTTTCTGCTTTACTTGTTGTTCTTTAAAATCTTCTGGAACGAAACCAGATAAAATAGATTCAGCCACGGACTCAATCAGATAAGGTATTAATTGAATGATAACCTAGAAATTGCAATTTAGGCTATAACTAGGGGGTATTAGTTGAAAATTTTGTTATTTTATTAGTGTATGGTAGTAAAAAACGCACCAGAAATCAATTTAAGGTATGCCCAGGGGCAAGTTTTCAATAGTGAGAAGAGATTTCGGATATTAGTAGCAGGGCGAAGGTTTGGAAAATCATATTTATCATGTATTGAGCTACTTCGTGGTGCGATTAACAGACCAGGAGAAGTTTATTTCTATTGTGCTCCTACATATCGGATGGCAAAAGACATTGCGTGGAAGGAGTTGAAGAAATTAGTACCAAAAGTGTGGGTTGCAGCTAAGAATGAGACAGATTTGAGACTAGATCTGATTAATGGGTCAAGTATTGAGTTGAAGGGAACAGAAAATGCGATGGCATTAAGAGGGAGAAGTTTAGCAGGGGTTGTGTTAGATGAAGCTGCCTTTATGGATAAAGACGTATGGGCAGAAGTTATAAGACCAGCTTTGGCTGATAAACAAGGTTGGGCTTTGTTTATTTCTACTCCTGATGGAACTGCGAGTTGGTTTTATGATATGTGGTGTTTTTGTGGTGAAACTGAAAGAGATGATTGGACTCGATGGAGCTTTACTACAGTTCAAGGGGGTAATGTAAAGGCTGAAGAGGTTGAAGCAGCTAGGGGTCAATTAGATGCGAGGACATTTAGACAGGAATTTGAAGCTAGTTTTGAGAATTTAACTGGTTTAGTTGCTGTTAGTTTCAGCGATGACAATATTGACAAGGAAGTGCAGGATTTACACATGATGCCTTTGTTGATTGGATTAGATTTTAACGTAGATCCGATGGCAGGAGTTTGTGCAGTAAAGCATAATGATTGTCTTTATGTGTTTGATGAGATCATGTTGACGGGAGGAGCAACAACCTGGGATTTTGCGGAAGAGGTTACGAGAAGATATGGAATAGATCGAAGGGTTATTGCTTGTCCTGACCCTACGGGTAATGCAAGAAAGACAAGTGGGGTAGGTGTTACAGACCATACGATCTTAAGAAGGAATGGATTTACAGTAATGGCACCAAAATCTGCCTGGAAGATTAGAGATAAGATTACTGCTGTTAATACTGCTTTATTAGATGCTGATGGAAACCAGCGAACATTTATCCATCCTCGATGTAAAGAATTGATAAAAGCGTTAAGAACTCTTACATACGCTCCAAATACAGGGATGCCTAATAAACATCTAGGGGTTGACCATGCGTTTGATGCTTTTGGTTATCTTTGTCTACAGCAATTTAATTTAGCGAAGCCAGAGACACTCGGCCAAACTTCGTTTAGAATATACTAAGAACCACCTAATTCTTACTATGTATCATTCGACTACAAAGAAAAAGAAGAAGAAAAAGAAGGGAGGTAAGAAGCGTGGCAAACATTCCTGTTAATAAAGCACTATATTCAAGAGTAAAATCCGAAGCAAAGCGTAAGTTCAAGGTCTACCCAAGTGCTTATGCTAATGCGTGGCTTGTACGAGAGTACAAAAAACGTGGCGGTACTTATCGTACAGGAGCAAAACGTGGCAAAAAGTAGTGGTGGACTGACCCGTTGGTTCAAAGAAAACTGGGTTGATATAAAAACAGGTAAGCCATGTGGCCGTACAAAAGGCGAAAACAGAGCATATCCAGCTTGTAGACCAAAGAAACGTGTCTCAAGTAAGACACCTAAGACTGTAGGGGAGATGTCAAAAAGTGAGAAAACTAAATTTAAACGTGAAAAAACCAGTAGTAAGAAGATACAATATCAACATAAGCGTAAAACCAAGACGAAAAGCAAGAAAAAATGAGATTAACACCAAAACAACGCAAAAAATTAGAAGAACATTCGGTACATCACACCGATAGGCACATAAATTACATGAAACGCAAAATGCGTGATGGATTTAGCTTCAAAAAAGCTCACGAAATGGCAATGGAGAGGATGGGAAAATGATTACTTATAGAGGTGTAAAATTTTCTGGCTACAATAAACCGAAAAGAACTCCTAGTCACCCCAAGAAATCTCATGTTGTATTAGCGAAAGAAGGCGATAAAATAAAGTTAATACGCTATGGTCAACAAGGTGTATCTGGTGCAGGGAAAAACCCCCAAACCGAAAAAGAAAAAGCAAGACGTAGGTCTTTTAAAGCTCGTCATGCTAAAAATATAGCAAAAGGCAAAATGTCGGCAGCTTTTTGGGCCAATAAAACTAAGTGGTAACTTATGACCTACGCACTCCCAGGATTATTAAAAACAAGTATTACTGCTTCATCTTCTGTAGGAGGTGTTGATAGTCCATTCGTTCGTACCAGAGCAGTATTGGATATGGTGAAAGGTTGGGAAATAATGAAAGCCGTAAGTGAGGGAACAGAATATCTCAGAGAAAATAGCGAAGCTTTTTTACCACTAGAACCTAGAGAAGATTATGATGCTTATCTTGCAAGAGTAAATAGATCAGTATTTAGTCCTTTCACACAAAGATTAATTAGAGCAGCTACAGGTTTAGTTCTTAGAAAACCAATAACTTTAACGGGAGATCCTTATTGGACTGAAATGTTCAAGATGGATGTTGATGGTTGTAAATCTGATTTAGATGAATACGCAAGAAGATTATTAATGTGTTCATTAACTTATGGTCAAAGTCATATTCTTGTAGATTATCCTGCACCTTCTGGTGCAATGAGTTTAGCTGAAGAACGTCAACAGAATCGCAGACCATATTGGATCGAAATAGATCCTACAAATATCTATGGTTGGAGATTAGACAGAGAATCTAATTATGGAAATTTAACTCAGGTAAGAATAGCTGAAAGGGCAGTATTACCCGATGGTGCTTTTGGTGAAAAGATTTATGAGCAGATGAGAGTTATAGAACCTGGTCGTTATCGTGTTTTTAGAAAGAAAGAGACAATAGAAGATATGTATGAAGAAGATAGCGGTGCTTATGCTGGAAATATGTCGAGTCCTGCTGGAGAAAAAGATTTTAAACTAGCAGAATCAGGAGAATTTTCTCTTGGTGAAATACCATTAGTTACTATTTATTCTGGAAAAGTTGAAAATTTAGTTAGTAAACCACCTTTATTAGATATTGCTTATCTAAATCTTGCACATTTTCAAAGACAAGCTGATTTAATTCATAGTTTGCATGTTGCATCACAACCAATGCTGGTAATGGAAGGATATGATGATCAGACAAAAGATTTAGCTATATCTGTTAATTATGCGATGGCAACTCAGCCAGGAAATAAAGTTTATTATGTTGAACCAGCTAGTAGTGCATTTGAAGCACAGTCCGCAGAAATAAAAGAATTACAGATGCAAATGGCAACATTAGGTATCAGTACACTATCACAACAGAAGTTTGTAGCAGAGTCAGCAGATGCTAGACGCTTGGATCGAGTTGATACAAACTCCATGCTCGCAATGGTATCCATGGAACTAGAACAAAAACTACAAAAAGCCTTCAATCTCTCTGCCCAATATGTTGGAATCGAGCCACCAGAAGTAAAAATCAGCAGAGACTTTGATATTGAGAGACTAATCGGACAAGATATTACCGCTTTAACGTCATTATTTGATCAACAAGTTATAGATAGAGATGAATTTAGAGATATTTTGGTACAAGGTGAAGTTTTACCAACAGCAAATGAGGTCAAACCAGAATAATTTGTTACAATGATAGTTAAGTACATATAAATTATGGGCAAACATTTAGACCATGTTCTTCAAGAAGATGGAACATACAAATGGGAACTGGCAGAGATCCCTGCTGTTAAGTCCACCCCAGTAGAAACAGCTAAACCAAAAACAGAAACTAAAAAAGTTTCTAAAAAAAAGTCCTCAAACATCTTATCTGAATAATTCATGGCAATAGAAGAAAAAGTAGTTCAGTCTGAGTCTGTGACTCCTACTGATCAGTCCGTGACTGAAACTCCTTCACAACCAACAGCCCCAAACTTAGATTCTGTAAAAGCAGAATATGAAGCAAAAGTAGCTGCTGCACAAAAAGAAGCTGCTGAAGCACAAGAAAAGTTTCAAGGCATCAAAACTAAACTTGACGATGTTTATAAACAAAAGGAAGAAAAACGTACCAAAGAATTAGAAGAGCAAGGACAATGGAAAACTCTTTGGGAAGAAGCCAATAAAACCGCACAGGATAAAGATCAACAGATCAATACGTTATCTCAACAGCTACAAGAAATGAAAACTTCTAATGAAGTAGCTTCCACAAAAACTACAGCATTAGCAGCCATCAGTAACCTTGGAGCGATAAACGCAGAACAAACCTTATCTTTATTGCAAGGAAAACTACAAAAGAACGCTAAAGGTAAGGTTGTGGTACTAAATGGTGGTGTAGAGCAAGATTTAAGTACTTATCTCACGAGTCTCAAAAACCCTGGTAGTGGATGGGAACATCATTTCAAACCAAGTAGTGCTGCTGGTATGGGTGCAAAGCCTAGTCCTATCTCAAATGTATCAGGTGGAACAGATAATCCTTGGAAGAGTGGCAATTTGACTCAACAGCTTATAATGGAGAATGAGAACCCCGAACTCTCAGCCGTGCTGAAGAGGGAGGCTCAAACAAAATAGTTAGTTTCTGTGAAACTAATGCCCTTATCTGTGATTAGGGTATCGCAA